TCTGATTGTCAGAAGAGTGAAGGGATATCAGCCACGCTCCAGATCAGACAGATCTCTCACCCATAAAGAGCTCACTCAGGATGATCTCTGGATTGATCTGGATGGACAGAGGATCTTGACCCATAAAAGAAATATGCTGGACTCCCTGATCCAGTCAGAAGTAGCCAGCATGATCCCAGTGATCTCAGAGACCTATCATAGTAGTAAATCTGAGGGATAGTCCCTAAAATACCAAAAGTGATACAATTTGACTCTTAGACAGTCCTTCAGGGCTGTCTTTTTCTATCTCATTTCTATCTCTACCCAGATTTGAACATATCAGCATAAAAAAAGGGCTCTCAGTGCGATTATCAGAGAGCTCTGACCTATATTTCTACCCTGAGCCACCTGATAAACGCTTCCAGAGCCACAAAAAAAGAGAGAGACCAGCTGGATCTGATCCCTCTCTTCTGATTTCATGTATTCATGATTTCTTGATTTCATCCCAGTATTTTGAGACTGTCTTCCTATCTATCTTCAGATCCCTGATACAGTCAGCCTTGATCCCTTCAGGATGGTCTGATCTCCACTGGATCACCTCAGCTCTTCTGTCTGGTCTCCCTTCTTTATTTCTCCACTCTCCCTCTGGATAGTCTATCAGCTGGACAGCTCTGGCTCTCTGAAGGTGGACAGCTTGCTTCCTGAAGTTTCTCTTGTTCTTCTGTATTGCTATCCCTGAGAGCTTGCTGATCTCATCTATAGGGAAAGTACAGTATCTCTCATCATAGCACTCCAGAGCTGACCTCACATCCTTCTCAGTAAAAGCCTGATCTGGATATATGTCATTCATGAATGGGATCAGCTCCATAGCGTCTGAGCTGACTTCTTCCTCACTGATCCCAGACTTCACAGCATAGATAGCCAGACACATGATATTGAAGTATCTATGATGGAATGTAGCCCCCATCTTGATCTGACCCTTCCACCAGTCATACAGATCTCTTTTACAAGTCCAGTGAGCTCTTGACTGGTCTCCATCCATGACCCTCTTCTGATACCACTCAGGATACTTCCGCTGAGCTTCTTCCAGACTCATCCTACTCTCTTTATACAGTTTCTTCTCATCCACTCTGTACTCAGGAAGAACATACTCACAGAGCTGACTCAGAGAGCATGGATGATTATTAACTCTGAAGGCTCTCACCCTGACTCCCTCTATCTTAGTCTTCCCACCTATCACCCTGAAGCCCTGATTGATCCCCTGATACTGGATATTCTCATCCTCACTGGTATATCCATTCCACATCTTCTCAGTCAGAGCATACTTCAGGCTCTTCAGCTGGATCTTGATATGAGGATACAGTGGGAGTGGCTCTTCAAACACATAATACAGATGGACTCCATGACCAGACAGAGCTATATACTGAGGAACTGGATACGCTTCAGCCCTGATAGCCCCACTCATAAAATTATTGAGAGTGCTATCTGTCACTCCATCCAGATCAAAAATCAGAGCATACATTTTATTAGCACTGGCTTGAAGGTTCTTCCTTCCAAAATATGTGACCCCATTCAGGATAGCAAAGTCAGCCCTCTGAAGCTCTTCCAACGTCTTCTCAAAAGTATCATCAAACATGATCCTGAAGTGACCCTTCTCAGCTGACTCATTCTTCCAGTAGCCCAGAGGATTGCTCTTCCTATTTCTGGTCTCCACCTCTTCTCCCTCTCTCTGGATCAGTCCATCACCCAGACTGAAGATATCAGAGTAAACTTCCATAGCTGTCACCTCTTCAGCTCCCCACTCTCTCAGAACATCCTCAAACATATCCCACACTCATCCTCTCTACAGACCCTATCCATAGGGGCACGTATTATTATCAATACAGTATTTCCCTATTCCTGAGCCATTATAAGGGATAGCCTGAGCCACTGTCAAGACTATCCCTCTCAGAGCTCCCAGAAGCCCCTCAGAGCCCTCTTCAGTCCCATGATGGATATTTGTATCACCTGACTGATAAAGCCCTGAGAAAGCCTTCTGAGGGCTCTCTGATTTCATGTATTCATGATTTCTTCTGAACCATCTTCAGCTCATAGATCTGTCTCTGATCTTCTGTGAGAGAGTGTCTCTTGATATACTCAGTGAGAGCCAGAGTCCCCAGCTCATCCACCTTCATTCCCTTAGCGTCAGCCCACACTCTCCAGCTGTCTACCTGATCCACTTCAGCCCTAAATGAGAAGACCTTTTTCTGAGCCTTCTGAGGGCTCTCTGTGACCTTCTCAGGCTCTTCCTTAGTATTTCTCTTAGTGGACTTCTCAGGACTCTCAGAGACGCTCTCAGACGCTTCAGAGAAGAACTTATCCATATTAGCTCCAGCTGTCTTCAGCTTATCCATTTTCTTACTTGCCATCTTCACTCTCTCCCTTCATGAACTCATCTATAAATGTCTGATAGTCTATAGTAGCGTTAGCTTTTGGAGCTTCAGTGAAGAGATCAGACCTCATGACCTGACTCTCCCTGACAGCCACACTATTTCTGATAGGCTGACTGAAGACCTTAGTCCCCAGCTTCTCAGCTGTCTGAGTGATCTGATCCATTAGAGCCTTGCTCACATTTGTCCTCTCATCATGTCTGGTTATGAGAAGACCAGCTATCTTCAGTCCTTTGTTGCTGTACTTCCTGACCCTCTGGATCAGTAGATTGAGCTGAGACAGCCCCTGAAGTGAGAAGAGATCAGCTGTGAGTGGTATGATCACACTGTCAGAAGCTGTGAGAGCGTTGACAGTCAATATCCCCAGAGTAGGTGGACAGTCACAGATACAGAAGTCATAGTCAGCTCTGATATCATCCAGAGCTTCTCTCAGCATGAACTCTCTCCCAGTCTGAGTGAAGTCCATGTCAGCTCCAGCCAGTGTCAGTCCCCCAGTGATCAGATCATAGCCCAGATCAGTCTTCTGGATCAGATCAGGGAGCTCAGCTGTCCCCTTAAATACATCATAGAGAGTCTGATCCATATTGAGGATATCAGCCCCAGAAGCCAGAGAGAGATTGCACTGAGGATCTAAGTCTACAGCTATGACCCTATATCCTCTCTGAGCCAGTCCTGAAGCCAGAGCTCCAGTAGTGGTAGTCTTAGCCACTCCACCCTTTTGATTTGATAGTGTTATTGTCTTCATACAGTAGCCCCTTCCCTTACAGTCCAGCTGTGAGCCCTCTGTCTCCCTATCCTATCCAGATCATGAGGGAGATCAGACTCAGCTATGATCTTCTTAGATCCGTCTGGCTGGATCTCCATGATATCCTCATAGATATTGACTGTGAGCTTCTGAGAGCCTTCTGGAGTCTCTACAATGACTGACCCATCACCCTCATATCTGAGATATGTAGTGTCTGGATCATAGCCCAGCTGAGTCAGATACAGAGTGATATCTTCCTGAGCTTTTGATCTCATGCTGTCACCTTCTTTCTTGATTTCATGTATTCATGATTTCATGATTTCATGTCTACAATATATCACAGCTCTCTCTGTTTGTCTATAAAAAAGAGACTGAGGATTTTCTGACCCCAGTCCCTTCTCTGGATCTTATGCTATCAGCTCTCTCAGGATCTTTGACGCTTCCAGCTTCTGATCCACTGTAGCCTGATCATTCTCCAGCACTTCCTGAAGAGATTTCTTCATGAGCTCTTTGAGCTCTCTCTCTTCTCTGTACCTCTTATCCTGAGCTTCCTTGTGCTTCCTTCTGGTCTCTACAGCCTTCTCAGATGGAGTCATACCTCACACCCCCTCTCTCATTTCCTTCTTGTACTTGTACAGAGTATTTCTGGATATCTTAGCTGAGATTTCTCTCTCTTCCACCTTGCCAGATCTCTTCTTGTTTGGGATCTTCACTGTCTTAGTGCTCAGGACTCCCAGAAGCTCCATATCAGAGAGAGTCCCATCAAAGTCCCTACTATACTTCCTGATCAGAGCTTGAATAGGCTCAGCCTTCTTGATAGTCAGCTTATCACCCTTCTCTCTCCCTATCTGGCTATACTCAGGATGATCCTTGTATGTATCAGGATAGAGGACTTCCAGCTCTTCATTGTGCTTCTTAGCTTCAGCTATACCCTCTCCAGCTCTCTGAGCTCTGAGATCTGTCTCAGCCTGAGATTGTTCAAAAGCTATCTTGATCTGTTCTTCAGCCACACCCATGAGGATGATCTTCAGTCCCTGATCCAGATAGTCCTTCCCAGTCTTCACAGTAGCCCTCTGGATCTGACCTGAGAACACATCTGTATTAAGATAGGGCTCTTTCAGGAAGATCAAATTGATCCCCTTCTCAAAGAGCTCTTGATATGTCTTGAAGCCTTCCTCAGCATTTCTACTCATTCTGGAGACTTCATCAAAGACTATCACATCTCCCTTTTTTAGCTTAGGATAGAGCTTGCTCCAGACTGGTCTATCCATAGTCTTTCCAGTATATTCCTCAGTAAATATGACAGCTTCAGGATAGTCATTCTGAATATTCTTGATCTGTCTCTCTTTGTTCTGTTCCAATGTTGATACCCTCACATATCCATAGATCTTCATGACTTTGATCTCCCTTCTCTGGCTTGATTGTTCTTTTCTGGTCTTAATCAGAATTGATACTCATAATATACCAGAGAAGAGAGCTATAGTCAATCACTTTTGGTACTATTTTTTATTTGCTCAGATTTGAACATATCACTTTTTCTTCATGATAAAATCTGACCACTCCACTCTGACCAGCTCTCTGATCAGATCATCATTTGAGAAGTCCACCTTCTCCAGATCCACTGTCTTCATGATGGACTCTATCACAGTGGGAGAGACTCTCTCTTGACTCAGGATCTCCCTATACCTGGACTCTTTTTTCATAGCGTCCATGAGAAGAGTGATCTGATCTTCAGTGAGCTCCAGTCTCTCCAGATACTCTCTACTGATCATCTGGATCACCTCACTCCCCATCTACAGCTTCTGAGAAGAGCTGAAGACCAGCATGATCCAGACCAGCCAGATCCCTATAACATCCATCCATGTCTTCAAAGAGTGGTCTCTTAGGAAGCTCTCTCTCTGGAGTCCCATACTTCTCATGATAATACTGGTTAGCCAGTCTCCCAGCCCTTCTGGTATCGTACATGATCCAGTCTTCCAGTCCATCCCTGATCCCTCTGATCACATCTGAAGCTGTCTGGGAGCTCATTTCTTTACACATAGCCAGATAATTTCTACCCATGATATCATTCTCATGAGCTATCTCTGAGATGATCCCCATAGCTATCCCATTATCTTTGACCATTTCAGCCACCCTATCAAGCTCTTCAGCTGTGACCTTCTTTTTCATCTTCAGAAGGTGGATCAGGTTGAGCTGATCATTTGTGGGAGCGTTGACCTTCCTTCTCCCTACAGCGTCCATCATGCCACCTAAAATAGTATTCAGGCTCTGTCTGTACTCTCCCTGAAGAGCTGTGAGAGCTTCACTGTGATCCTTCTGGAGCTTCTCCAGATCCTTCTGATAGCCCTGAGAGCCCTCATACTTCTTCAGGCTCTGGAGCTTCTTCTCATAGTCTGAGACCAGCTCAGCCCTCTTAGTCTGGTATTCCTTAGCACGGATATAAAATGCTTCTGTATTCTTGATCATGATATTATCTCCCTTCTTTGAGTGCTTTTAATTTTTTCTTGCTGAAGTAGTGATCTGAGATCACATCAATAGTGAACACTGGCACATGATAGCCCAGATGATCCTTCATGAGCTCTCCATTTGCGTCTGAGACCATACAGAGAGCTGGTACTACTTGCCTACTCCATGTCTGGCTGTCTATCTTTGATCTACAGTGAGGACACTCTCTGGAGTGCTCATCATTCATGGATCTTCTGTAGACTTCCCATGTCTGACCACAATAGTCACAATAAATTTTTAGATATGCCATGACTCTTCTCCCTTCTTTGATTTCTTGATTTCATGTTTTCTTGATTTCATGTTTTCACCTCTCTATTATGCTGAGTGCTTCCTACTATAGATCACTCTATCCAGACTATAGGCTAAGCTGTCTAAGCTGTGATTATCCTTGTCTGGTACTGAGCTCAGGACTTCTCCAGTCCTTTTGTCTATGTCATATTGATAATTCTGGAGCTCTCTGGCTGTGTTTGGAGTCCTTCTGGGATCTACTATGATTTTTCTATGCTGTAGCCACTTGATCCTATACTCCACACATCCCTGAAACTTAGTACAGCCTATGATCTTCAGCCCATGATCTCTCATGTCAGCTATGTCTTTTGGACTGGCTGAGTCAGCTATGATCAGAGCTCTCTCTTCATAGGACTCACTCCCATAAAATGAGTTATAGACCTTAGTCCCCAGAGAGTCCCATCCCTTCTCTTTGATCTTCTCAGCCAGCTGTCTATTGCTCATGTGAGTCCCATAGATCTCATCCATGATCCAGATTGTCTCTGTCTTAGGCTCATAGCTGACCCTCAGGAAGCAAGCTGGATCTGTACTGAAGCCCCAGTCCAGCCCACTGTAGATCTTGACCAGCTGACTGTATTCCTGATCACTGATCTCCCGAACTTCCAGAGTCTCAAAGACCTCAGCTCCCTGACCCACAGCCAGCCCCATGTATTCATGATCATAGGCTCTGGGATTGATCTCTCTGAGCTTCTCAGCTTCATCCACAAAAGTCTGACCCAGCCACTCCAGAGGGATCTGAGTATAGTTAGTGAGAAGATTGAGGGATCTCTCATCTGGTCTGTCACAATACTCATTAGCCCAGTTGACTCTTGATATAGGTGGATTGAAGGATCTCAGGACTGTGAAGCTGTCTCCACCTCTCAGGACTGACTGTTGTAGATTTCTCAGCTCCAGCTCTCCATTGATCTCATTGAACTCTTCACACCACAAATATCTGAAGTATCCTCGGGCTGGCTTGATGGACTTCAGCTTCTGAGGATCATCCAGCCCAGTCAGCCTGATCACCTGACCAGTAGGGATATAGACCAGCTGAAGAGGATTGAGAGTGGATCTCCAGTAGTCACTCACTCCCAGAGTGCTCACAGCCCACTGTAGCTGAGCATAGACAGAGCCCCTGAGCGTGACAGCCCACTTCCTGACTACCAGAGCATTACTGAGCCCAGTCTGGTCTCTCATGATCTGAAGGATCAGCTCCAGAGCACAGAAGGAACTCTTCCCAGATCCTCTCCCACCTCTCAGATTGTAGAACTCATGACCCTGATCACAGATATCCTCATGTATAGCCCAGTAGGGCTCAGCTGTGAGCGTCTTGATATCAATACTGTCCAGCTCTTCCTGAAGTCTCTCAGAGTGGCTCTGTGAGCTCTCCAGAGCCCTCAGACGCTTATCTAATACATAGTTAGATACTTTCATCACTTCACCCCTCAAACTGGCTCAGATTTGGTCTGAGCGTCTTCCAGAGCCTGAAGTCTATCCAGTATCTCACTGGTAGTCTTCCACTGGTTGAGCTGGCTCATGAGAAGATTGATCCCATTGATCTTGACCTGATCAGAAGTGTCTTCCTTCCTGATAATGGACTGTAGGATCTCCACATCTTCAGTGAGATAGGACTCCATCTTCAGGACAGCTGACTTGATGATCTCAGACCTTCTCTGAGTGAGTATCCTCTGGAAGTCTGGATCTCTCTTCAGTCTGTAGTATTTTGTTTTACTGATCCCAGTTAGCTTCATGATCTCAGCTGGCTTATAGCTTGTCAGGAAGGCTGTGATCAGGCTCTCAGGATATTCCTTCATCCGTCTCACCTCTCTTTCTATCGTCTATGTATTTCTGAGCTTCCTCTTCAGTCTGGAAGACCCTCTTCACATCATCCCAGCAATAGCCAGAGCCCATGTCTTTCAGCTCCCAGACTTTGAAGAGTCCGTCTCTATATGGTCTGATTTTGAATTTTCTCATATCAGTCACCCCTCTCTCTGTCATAGTAGTTATGTAGTTTTTTGTGACAGCTTCCGCATACAGTACAGAGATCCCTCATCACATCTTCATGACCCAGATTTCTGTATGTAACATGATGGACTTGCATAGTCCTACAGTGGTCTATTGATCTCCCACACATAACACATCTGTAGTGATCAATCTCCATCCGCTGTCTCTTCTTTTGCTCCCATTCTGGAGACTTGATATATTCCTGATAAAATGCTGATTGCATTTACTCACTCCCTTCTTAGAGCACATAGAGCACCTGATTTCATCTTTTTTATATATTCATGTATCTTCTTTTCTTTATCTCTTAGATACTGCTCTAACTGCTCTAACTGCTCTAAAGCCCATAAATACTGGCTTTTCACAGAGCACTTTTAAGAAATAAACTGCTCTATAACTGCTCTTTTTTGCTCTCAGACTGGTCTTCCCTTGCTTTTAATTGAAGGGAAGATCCATCTGATCACCTACTTCAGTCCACTCAGAGCACTTTTCATCATCGTCCAGAGCACTTTTTAGAGCATTTTTTTCAAGTGATATCCCTTCAAAGTATCTGATACCCATACTCATTTTTTCTCTAAAGTCCTTCATCCTGAGCGACCTATAAAAGTTATTTCTACTCAGTGAAGTCCTATCAGTAGAGTCACAATAGCTGACATACTTCCGATAGAGCTTCCCTCTCTCTTCTTTTGCTCCCTTCACTCTGGAGCACTCTTCAGAGATCCACGCTTCCACAGTGTCACTGTCATTTCTGAGGGACTGTACAGCTTCCACTGATCCAGCTGACTCTGTTATAAGCCCAGCCTGATACATCCTCTCCAGAGCCTTCACTGACAGCCTGATCAGATAGTCCAGCTCACCCTTCAGAAGATCCAGATAGTCAGCTCTCTTCACCTCTGGCTGTCTTGTCATATTGAGGATCAGTAGCCTTCTATAAAAGCCATTTGTCTTCTCAGATATGACCAGTGGAAGCTCATTAGTGCTGAAGATCAGCTTTGCATAGTTTTTGAAGTATATGTCTTGCTTCCCTTTTGGCTCACCTCTGAGAGAGTCCTCACCCAGTATCTTCTTTATGACTGAAGTATCTTCCAGAGCTGAGACTTCCAGATCAGCACATGAGTTTAATGTCTTACCCAGAAGACCATAGCTGGCGAAACGCTGAGACAGCTCTTTCAGTGATATGTTGCTGATATTCTCAGCCCCTATCATGGACTCTATCAGCCTGATCACCGTGGACTTACCTGAGCCACCTGACCCATAGAGGATCATGAACTTCTGTTGTCTTGTGTCTCTGGTCAGACAGTAGCCCATATACTGAAGCAACATTTCTCTATCATCCTTCTCAGGGACTATGAACTCCAGCCACCTCTCCACCTCAGTCCCAGTGAGCTGAGCTTCTGGATCATACTCATGAGGAATCTGATTGATAGCCCTATACTTAGGATCATGAGGGATCATCTTCTGAGCCACTGGATCATAAAAGCCATTTTTGAAGTTGATCCAGTGCTGAGGATACTGATTGATCTCTTCATAGCTGACCTGAAGCTCAGTCCTATTGAGAAATAATCTATAAATCCTCTCTTCAGTAGAGCTCTTATCCAGAGCTGGATAGATCAGCTTAGAGATAGCTGTCTTCAGATTTGCTCCAGACACATCCCCTTTATAGACTCCATCCTTATACATATAAGGGACTCCACCCAGTATGAAGAGATCTCCCTTCTGAGACAGATACTCATAGATCCTGAGATCAAAGACAGAAGTAGGACAGCCCTCTTTATTAAAGTGATGGAACTGGCTCAGATCTTCTCCACCTGATTTCATGATTTCATGATTTCTTGCTTTCATGATTTCATCTTCTGAAGATCCAGCCTGGTACTTCATAACTGAGTCATAGATCTTCTGGAGCTCCCCAGCTGGTATAGGTGGAGAGCACTTGTCTTTATTGAATTGCTCCATGAGCTTATATGTCTCTATAGCTGGTACTGACTTAGCTCTCAGGCTTGCTCCATATCTGAATAGAGTGTCATTCCTTGCCCCTACAGATACAGTCTCAGGGATCTCAAAGATCTTCTTCTGACTGTCCCCCAGAGCTTCTCCAGTGACCTTCTTCTCCAGTCTCTGAAGCCACCTCTCAGGAAGCTCAGCCAGTGGAGTCTCAGCTGGATCTGATCCACACTCCCACTCATACTCATGACCAGTCTCAGGATGGACTGAAGGTGGAGCTACCACATAGCCACCCTGAGCCCTGATATCAATGTCCTGAGCCAGCCGTGAAGCTGAATTTCTGATATCATGCCCCTCTGGATATCTGAAGTAGTAGTGAAGCCCACCTGATCCAGTGAGGGCTGTCCATGTCTCAGGAAGCTCTCCCAGCTCACTCTCCAGAGCCTTCAGGGACTCATCCCCATACTTGCCCTGATCATGCTTGATATCTACATCAATGACCAGAAGACCATTGATCTCCCCAGTGGCTATCCCTATATTTGCTGAGGGATACTGAGCCCACCATGACTCCACCTGAGCTCTGTCTTTTGTAGCGTCTTTACATCCATGAGCTGTGAGTGGGATCTTACCCTTCAGAGGGAAGATAGCCAGTGAGCTTCTCTGACCTTCTTCAGTTAGGTACTTGATAGCTTCTTCTCTCACTGATCCCTCTCTCCCTTCAGCTCCCTGATTGCTCTCAGGATCTTCTCTCTATTCTCAGGGCTGAGATCATGTCTCATCAGGTTTGACAGCCAGACTCTACTGATCCCCATTTGCTTAGCTATGTCTTGATACAGAAGCCCTGACTCACTGACCATGACTCTGATCTCCAGATTTCTCATAAAATCTTCTCCCTTCTCTTTACTTTGTTATTTACATTTTAATCTCTATACTGTATAATAACAATGTACAGTTAATTTCTGTATAGACCACTTTGAAGGGAGAGACTACCCATGAAATTATACAGTCTAAAAGAAGGGCTCAAAAGAGCAAGGAAGGAATCTGGACTCACTCAGGCTGAGCTGGCTGATAGAATGAATGTACATATCAAAACAGTGATGAACTGGGAGCAAGGGATAGCTGAGCCACCTCTGGGGACTCTCATGGATCTGACTGAGCTCTATCACTGTGATCTGGACTATCTGACTGGGAGACTGGATCAGAAGACCCATGATCTCCAGTTTATCCATGACCAGACTGGACTCAGTGAGAAGGCTATAGAGAAGCTCCAGAGCTTCATGACAGAGCCTGACTGGGATCAGATGGAGAGAGACTTCAGAGAGTCAGCTCCAGAGATATCAGAAGAAAAGATCCATGACAGCATACAGAGACAGAGAGAGTCCTATCAGACCTCTGTAGCCAGAGACTATAGTGAGATCCTCTCCCTGATCCTTGAAGATATGAACTCTGAGTATTTGATCTCTCTGATTGTCAGAAGAGTGAAGGGATATCAGCCACGCTCCAGATCAGACAGATCTCTCACCCATAAAGAGCTCACTCAGGATGATCTCTGGATTGATCT